TATATCCGCTTCCTCCAGAAACAACACCAACGTGAGATAAAAGTCCTGCGGTTCGCTTTCTTGCCTGTAGATTTATTGCCGGGCTAACTTCAGAATTTCTTTTAATCGGAACAAATTGGTTTGTTTTAAGGTCATCATTTGTATCTATTTTTGCAACCTCACACCAAACATATCCTTGAGCTGGATTTGAAATTCCATACTCGCTAGATACAGAAGGAGCTGTAGTTGAACCAACAACTGAAGTAAATCCGTTATTTACAGCCGTATTTGAAAGAACTAAATAAACGCTGTCTCCGTGTGTTGCATAACATGGATATAAATCACCTGTTGAATAAAACGCGTCAGGATCAGCTGAATCATATACCTTATATTTTCTGCCTGATGTCCAAGTGTTTTTAGCAATCATCTGTTTTACAGATCCTCCTGCAACATCTTTAAGAGTAAAAAGGTTATTAATAACATCTTCATCTTCTTGTCTGATTCCAGTAGGAGCTGGTACAACGAAATTCGTTGCGGTTTCGCTAACTCCACCGGCATTATTAGGCCATGAGTCTGATTTACCAAGACCTACCGCATATCGGTTATTACCTCGGTAAGGCCAATTTGATTCATTAGAGTTAGAAGCCGGTGAATCAAAATTAGCATCAGCTGAAGCCTTAATGTCATTGACTAAAAGCCTTGCTTGGTTTCTACGAAAGTGATCTGTAATAATTGCTGCCATAATTAGTTGTTTTCTTAAAAGTTATTTATAATATTTATACTAGCGTATTTTATTCTTATACGCTTTTTATGTGTGTGCCTTTGTTGTTATTTCAACTTGTGGTTGTGGTGCGTCAACAGTCTCTAATCGGCCTGTTATGTATTCTTGTTGATATTCATTAATTAAAAGTGATAGAGGCACCTCAAATAAATTTAGTTCCTGGAGTGTTGCCGGGTCATCCCAGAATCCTCTAGTAAAGTATCGTTCAGCATTAATGCTATTTGGCCAATTAGTATTAATAATATTAAGTATAGCACGAATTATTACAGTTCGATCGAAGGAAGAATTGTTGGGATTATTAGGTTCTGAAGATCCATAATAATTTTCAAATATAGGATTAATTAATTCTGCAATAACAGTACTAAGCCACCCTGGTTGGTACCTAGGTGTGTGATAACCTTCAGAAGGGTTAATAGTTCTTAATCTCGGAGGTCTTAAGTCCTCAATCCAACTATCTGGATCATCAACAGTACCGGTATATGTTAGGAAATCTTCCCAGCGGTTTCTTACTATTGAGTGAATAAGAACCGAAACAAAAAATTTCATTCCAGCCGGATGTACTAGACGTTCAAATGAATCTATCCATCTCTCAGTAGAAATAGCAGATTTTATTTGATAGCTAAAATCTTGCCAAAAGTGCGAGTCTTGAATTTTATCAATTCCTGACAAATTTCCATTTTGTTTAGTATAGGCACTACTTGCTGTGTCGTAGGTTCCTGCAGATAGTTTAAATAAATTATCAGAAGGATAGTAGACCTCAATCAAACTATTAAACATTATTTGAAAAAATACATCAACACTTTCGGGCGTCCCTTTGATACGGTAATAATGAATTATTCTTTTATAAAGTGTATTTCTATCAACCACATTTGAGTTAGGAACTACCTTTGCAATCTCCCCTTGAATAGCATCAAGGTATTTTTCACTTGTAACATCAATATCATTTTCAGGGATAGTATGTCCTAATTCGTATGAAGCAAACCCTTCACGGTTCAAGTAATCATAGTACTCTTCCATGAAAGAAATCAAATTAGATGCTCCCTCCCTGAGAAACTGTGGGACGAGCTCTCTTACTTTAGATCTCTCGTGGTTTGGAGGTCTATAATTGGCAATCGATGTGTGCATTAGTAGTCTTCGCGTGGTGTTGTAACATAATCACTTGCACCGGATGTACCGCGAACGGCAATAGTGTCAATTGTTGATTTTATTGTTGTATTAGCTAAATCAACCTGTATAATTTGATTTCTTTTAGGAGCTATATCGTTTGATGCTGGCCTAACAAAAATTGAAATAGTTGTTTCAGCTGTTATATCAAAATCATTAATTTCAATAATACCTGTTGAACAATCTACTGTTCCGCAATCCCTTTTATCTATAATTTCAACGTCATCTGCATTGAGAGAATAACGATATATATTTCTAATATTTTCTGTTGCAGATATTTCATCTTTAAAGAAATATGTAACACCATCAAATATATAACCTGTAGATGTTATTAATGATTGAGTTGGATCTAATGGTTTTTCTAACTCAAACCCAAAATTTATTTTATAAGTCTTATTATTAGAAGGAGTTGCAACAAAGTCTTTCTTACAAAATATCCTTGCAAATACACTTAAGATTGAAGGATCTAAATCAGTTATGTAATTTAAAAATTGTGAATATCTAAATATTCCTTCGAAGCTTTCAAGGAAGTCGCTACTAAATTGACTAAGACCGGTCCTAACAAGTGACGATATACCATCTTGTGCAAGATTTGTTAGAGTAGAATTATAATTAGCAAAAATATTAAAATAGATAAAAATAAATTCTGGATCGACAAACTTAGGTCGAACTGTTAAGATTCCCTTTGAGTCTAGGATAGGTAACAATCGGGTTTTTTCGGAATCGGAAAGTGTGTTTCCTACAGAAGGTTTTGCTGAGATAAAGACTCTACCGTATTCAGGCGGTTCGTTATCCTCTCCTCCCCAAACTGATACTGTTTCTGCAGTTGAGTTACTACGAACAATAGCCTTATAATCATCAACTGTAACAGCTCTATTTTGAGATACAAATTGAAGGGGAGCATTTGCTCTAATACTTTCAATACCTTCCGGAGAACCTCCCCCCGAAGAAGCAGCACTTGCTGTTATTGTAGGTTTACTAACACTATCAAATAAAGAATCTGATGTTGTAAAGACTGATAAACCATTGGCCGCGGCAGCATCTGTAGTTAAATATTTAATTGATATAAGAGATCCAGGTAAAGGCTTTTTACCTATTACACCGTCACCAAAAGATATTTCATATTTCCCGCTCGGATTTTCATTGAGAAAATAAACTGCTGTTGTATCATCTAAACCAGGAAGCTCAGAAAACTGAGTATAAACTTCTTTCTGTGTACTGCTAACAGAATCGCTGACTGTTATTACAAGCTTTGACTTATCAATATTTGTGTCGGGTATTTCAAACTTAAGATTAGGTACCGTGTCGTCAAATAGATATTCTTTTGTTTTAATCGCACCCTGAAAAACTGTAAATTCTGTACCTTCTCCAACCTCGACATTTTCGAAAGTAATAAAGTTATATGTTTCATTATTTAATGTATCAGAAGATGTAAATGCTGTACCTTCCGGAAGAGATGTAATAGATGCATCAAGACCTGTCATCTTAAGGATGACAGAGGATGCTGAAGCACTTTTAGGCGTATAACCAAGGGTCTTTGCACGAGCTACAACATTCTTTCTAAGCTGTGCAGAAGCGATAAATGATTCATTTGCTGCAAGGTGTGCTAATACAGCATTATAGTGTGTATTGTGTGCAAGAATATCAAGAAGCACATTAAGACCAGAACCATCAAAGTCAAAGTCCTTAAACGGACCGTCAGTTCTTTTGTAATATGATTTAATTTCATCCTTGATCTTGTCGAAGTCAAGTTCTGCGATATTGAATTGTTTAATTGCCATGGTCTTTTAGCGGATTCTGTCGAGGTAGAAAGATACCTCTGTATTGGTATTGGTATTTCTAATTTGAAAAACTATTGTTACGAGAAGGCGGTTAAATTCTTGATCGAGTTGTACTTCTACTTTTGGGTTAGTGACTCTAGGCTCTCGTCTTTCGATGATTCTTAATATTTCATCTCGAATTCCCATAGCAGTAAACTGATCGGCATTCTCGAAAAGATAACGCGTTACATTAGCACCAAGTTCAGGATGAAATGGCCTATCAGAAAAATTACTTAAAACAAGAATCTTTACGGCCTGCCGGATAGCTTGAATGTCTGTAATAGGACGAATATCTTTTGTATTGGGATGAGCAATAAAATTAAGAGGGAGGTCAGCAAAAAGGCCAGACTTATCAACCGTAGCGATTGATGGTACCTTCTCGTTAATATTTAAATCTGATCTTAATCCCATATTATTCTATTTATATAAAAATCACACCGTTTACCTCAGGAAGCTTACCTTCTCTTAATATTAACTCTTCGTATAATCGAATACCTTCAGCAATATTAACTTCAGGTAGAAAAAGATCTTGGCTATCAATTTCAGGACACGTCACTGGATTTACACTAAACAGGCCTATGCGTTCTATCTCTTTCAAAATGCCTGTTGAAGGATATGATTGTACAACCTTCCTAAAGTTAGCATTCAGTTTAGAAGACTTCTTCATTATTGAAATAAAGTATAGCGCATACTCTTCTGGTTTACCGCTATAAACCTTATGTATGTTTCCATTCGCCGGAACAAAGCTGTTGAGCTTTGTCTTACGTACTTGATCAGAAATTGCAACAGTGAGAAATTTCTCATTTACAATTCCGTTAATGTCTGGTTTTAAATATATATTTTTCATTTTTTAAACTCGATTGTCGAAGGCTGAGGATAACCATTCCGGTGCAAATTTTCTTCTATAGCTTTTACCGCTTGCACCCCAACATGCTTTTGCGTATTTGTACGGACCTAAATGTGCAATATCTAAATGAAGGTTTCCATTCATATAATCACTGTCGGCTCCTACAGAACCGATACCATTCTTTAAAAGTATTAGCACAAACTCTCTTAGTGCAGCAATATCTCTAGAACTAGTGCTGGCCGCGTGCAATCTTCGTCCTTTCTCGTTATAAACCCGAACGTCCGCTGCGTATCCTCCATCATGTCTTTTTCCACCAATTCTCCTCGTACCCCGACCTGCGAAATCTTGTCCACCTGAGTATATCACAATACTATAATTTTTCTCAGCAGCAGAAGCTTCTAAGATTTTAAATAAAGCTGGTTGTATTGCTTGATTGCGAATTGTACCTTTGGAATAGTTGTAACTCACCTTTCCTTTAGTTACAAATTTAAACTCTTCGGAAATTGCTGGTTCAATACTATCGTCGGCGGGGTCACCAGCATCACCAG